ATCAAACAAAAAAATTTACTGCTCTGACAAATGTAATCGTAAAGCATATTACAAAAGAAAAAAACAAGAAGAAGCATCTACACAGATGACAGTATCTCGTGGTGAACACTACGAAGATTATGTAAAACTATATGCAGAGAAAGTAGAAAAGAAACTTTTACAAAAACAACAAGTAGCAAAGTTACTAGAAGTATCTAACACTATTGTTACAAAAATGCACGAAGCATACAAAGTAGATAAAGCTAATTTAAAAAAAGCAGAAGATTGGGAAACACCGAAAGAAGCACTTGCATCACTACGCAAGTTTGAAGATTTTAGAGATAGATATTTTAGAACAGAAACAGGAGAGAAATACGAAACAGCAGACTTTCATCAGAAATGGATTAATGCAATATTGACAGCAATTGATGAAGGTAATGAACAAATGATATTATCTCCACCACGACACGGCAAAACAGATTTGCTTACACACTTTGCTGTATGGCAGATATGCAAAAATCCTAATGTAAGAATTATGTGGGTAGGTGGTAACGAAGAAATAGCAAAGAACGCAGTAGGTTCTGTGCTAGACCACTTAGAACACAATCAAAAACTTATAGAGGACTTTTGCATACCAGGTCAAACATTCAAACCAAAGAATAGATCAGGTAAATCTTGGACAGCAGGACAGTTTACTGTAGCAACTCGTACAGTTACTGGTATCAAATCACCAACAATGGTTGCTGTAGGTAAAGGAGGTAAGATACTTTCTCGTGATAGTGATTTAATTATTGCAGATGACATAGAGGATCACGGCACAACAATACAACCTAGTGCAAGAGAACAGACAAGACAATGGTGGACAACTACTTTGTCATCTCGTAAAGAAGAACATACAGCCATAGTAATTATTGGATCAAGACAACATCCTGAAGATTTATATAACTTTTTACTAGAGAATCCACAAATGCACAAGATTGTAGAAGAAGCACATAGTACAGAGTGTGTCAAGCCAGAAACAGAGTTTGAGGAACATACTGATTGTATGTTATGGGCAAG